GAAAAAAAAGTAGGGAGTGCCGTTGTTTTTCCAAGTAATTTTATGTTTCCTCATGCTGTGTTACCTGTGTCAAACGGAGATAGACATTCAATAGTAACATGGATTCGTTAAATATTAGAATCGTAAGCTTGCCAATTAGCTAAAGCATCACTTGTGCCATTAGTTTTATCGCTATCTATGGCATTATTATATGCTGTTATTGCAGTCTCTACCTGACCTTTTCTTGTTTCTGCCCAAGTTAATAAGTCAGCTATAGTTGTTGATCCTACAGCATCACTTGTAGCATTTAAATTAGTATTACCCGTCATGTTGCCAGTAGAAGGATCTTTACTTTGAATTTCGTTTTGGCCAATTAAATCGTTCCAAATAACTGCGTGAATAGTATCGGGACACCAAGCATCCTGCCAAGCATTTCCTTTATCCGCCCAATCTATACCAAAAGAATCATCTATTAAAATTCTACTTTTGTTTAATATTACTATTTGCGTTGCCATCAATATCTCCTAATGCTTTATAATATAGTTAACCACCACATAAGGTGAGAATGAATTTGTTCCTGCCGCCGTGACAGCTCCTGTTAAAGAAGTTGTAACAGTACCTGTTAAAGTACCTGATAAATTATGAGAGTGATTATGACCAGTTCCTGAGCCCGTATTATCAATAGTAGCGCCAGTAAAACCAGTACCGGGACCAGGGTTTACACTATCAAGAGAACCATTACCACTTTTTTGAGCATCACTTGTATGTGTGTGTGATGCTAATTGAGCTGTCGTTATTGATGTATTATCAATAGTTCCTGTTACAGTAACAGATTGGTTATTAGTATTGGTTGCAGCTTGGTTGTTAGTTACAGATACAGTAACGGTATTTGCACCACCAGTTCCT